TGCCACAAAAAGCCGACACCTGCGACCCCCTTGCGACCCCTCTGCGACCCCCCCCCCGTCGCACTTTTTTGGGCGAATGGGCCGCTTATACCAACGGTTCTAAGAGATAAGTCAAGTTTATTTACCATTGCCGACACCTAAATATATTTAAAGCGCAATTTTGTAAAAAATAAAAAAAATACTCTGTTAGGGGTCGCACTTTTTTGATACACAGATATTTATGAAATCCAAGAAAAAATCCAGACATATAAATACATACTCTAAACCTAAACTTGTAAAGAAAGAAGTTAAGTTTCCATACAGTAGATACAAGATAGACTGGTGCGATATCGTTACTGAAGGTGGCTGGGGTAGTGAACGTGAGTTTAAAAATATGAAACTAGCAACACCTGTAAGTGAAGGTTACTTGTTTAGTAAAGACAAAGATACAGTAAAAATATTTGCTGGGTATGATGTAGAAGAAGATGGGACTATTACTTTTTCTGAGCGTTCTGTGTTTCCAACGTCGTGTGTTCTGAAGATGACAAAACTTCATTAATATCTTGTGATTCACCCTCAACAGTCTTCATATTCAAAAGAGGCGCGTAGTCGTCTAAAATCTGTTTCATTTTTGCTTCTAGCTGTTCTTCTGTTAGGTCCTCTAACTTTCCTGTTTTTATTATTTTTCGGTCTATATATAATCCTGCTGCTTTTCCTCGGCTTACTTCAGCATTTACAGCAGATGAAAAAGAACCTTTTTTTAAGGCTGCGTGTTTAATTCTATCTAGTTCAGCTATATGTTTTGAATAACTAACTTCATGTTTCTGTAATCGTTCGTCATGTAGTTTTCCTATGTATTGTACTACAAGTGGTGACAGTCTTGGGTTAGTAAGTTCGCTGCCTTCAACACGTGATCTCTTTGGTGAGTATCCCGCCATTTCAGCTGCTTCTGATTTAGATAGCGGTCCGTCAGGTCCACCAAATACTAAAAACTCAGCGAATCTTTTTTGCATTTCTGTTAATCTTTTTGGAAGTCCCATGTTGACAATTTAAGGTAATCATCCTATAAAGTCAAGGTATGAAAGATAAACGTACATATACTAATTTGAAAGAACATGGAGAAGATATGAGTCATGAAAATGAAAGTAAAACAAATTTAAGTGAAGACAGAGACCCTGGTGATCTTACATTATTGACAGAACAATACAGACTTGACCTAAAACAATATCAAGACAGAGAATCTGAATATATTAGAATGAACAATGTTTTAGAAGGCACAAAAAGAATTGTAATAGACATGTCTAAAACTATTAAAGAATTAACTAACCACAACAAAACTTTATCTGAAGAAATAGATAGACTTAATAAGTATCTTGAAGTATTAAAAAAAGAAAAACAATAATGAGAGTTAGAGATTTACAACAATTTTTATCTAGTTTCACAGCAGCCAACAAAGATGGAAGCAGGCAAGGTAATGCTATCTCTAATGCAGTTCTCATGGTTCAAGTTAATGGTCATTTAGAAAAAGTAGTTAAAATGGAAGTACAAGAAAATGCAACACCAATTATAGGCCACAAAGGTCATGAGGCTCATCGTCTTGTATTAAAAACAGTTAACCAACAAATACTAAACATACCACCAAGACTGCAAATTTAAGTGCAGTGATTACCTTGAAAAACATATGGGCCCAGAGGCTAAATTCTATCAACAAATTAAAAGAAATTTTAAGTCACTTTCACTTATCAGGATTGAAAATAGTAGCTTACTCGGTACTCCTGATTTATTGGTCTGTAATACTTCTGGGTACTTTTGTACTGTAGAGCTTAAGGTAACGAAGAGTAAAAAACTTAGGTTTAGTCCACACCAAATTGCCTTCCATAAACGTCATCCACACAATACATTTATCTTAGCAAAGACCCTTGGTCCTTGCACCCCTAAAACTTCTTCAATATCCATGTTCCGTGGTTCACGTATCTCGGAGCTTGCTGCTTGTGGCTTGGCGCTTGAAGCTGACGCTTGCGGGCTTGAGGCTTGTCGCTTGATGCTTGAACAGGTTGGTTCGAAAGCTTGACGCTTGGAGCTTGAAGGCCCGGACCAGGACGTACGCGCTTGGTAAGGCCGTACGAGCCCGAAGCGCTAATAGTCTGGTCCGATATTCCACGCGGGAATTTTTTAATGTTCACCGTAGCAAACATTTGAAACTGATTTGTCCCAGCAAGCTCGACAGTCCTTGCACTGATTGCCTTGAAGAGGCGCCGGGCAAGTTACATCGATCTTTTTAGTTGAGACTGTTGAGGTATGAGGCCAGCTGTCAATTGCTGCCTGGTCCACCATAGGTATGGAGAACCGGACAACAAGATTGTCAGGAGCTTCAACAATATAGTCCTTGGTCCATGCTTCTCTAGTTGGCATCCAGTGTTTAACTGAAGGCGTCAACCTGCATACAGCATAGATCCGTCTTAGATGATCAAGATTTTGGACATCGCCTGAGTCGTGCCAGCGGAAGTACTTGACCTTTTTAGAATTAATTTGTGCAGCCATTGCTTCAACCCATTTAGGATGAGTCAGGGACCTGAATCTTTTATACTGAGCGTCTATTACATTTTGAAATCTATACCTGCCACGCTTGTAGGCGTAACAGTTCGCGCAAACGCTGCCAGCTACAGCCCGTAACTTGGTCCCAGTTTTGCACTCATGAGCTGGTGTTGAATATGCGAATCCAGGCATTTTGCCAGGCTTCGATAGTGTGTGAGTTATTGCTTCTGCTTCTTTAACCTTCATATTCTTTTATCCTTTCTTTTATAGGATACTATATCATTATAGTGTTTACGTGTCAAGCTTGCTGCTTGAAGCTTGCAGCTTGCCGCTTGATCCTTGTAGCTTGGGCCCTGGGCCTCGAGCCAGCGCCAGTGGTTAACTAGCGCTGCTATGCTTTCGGATCCTTGTCTTCTACTCATCTTCTTTGTCCCATCTTTTTTCAAATCTTTCTCTAGTCTCCTGCTGGTCCTTCTTTACCATTCTAATAATCTCTTCCATAGCATCCGCTATTCTTTTAAGTTCATTTTCCATAATATACCTTTCTAAATACATCCTATACTATCCCGTAACCATTGTCAAGCATTGCTTGCTGCTTGAAGCTTGTGGCTGTTATGCTGTCGCAACATTTAAGAGGCTGCCGAAATCCTCCACCACTTATGGACCAGTCTCTTCACACTAGTAGATCCATGGACTACAGCACTAATAAACTGATCCCAGATCCAATAGCGTGGGCTTTCGTCCGACTTTGCCATATTGGATCAGGGATCAGTAGCAGGTTGTCAGTGTATCCCTGCTACAAATCTTGTATCAAATATAATGCTTGACTATCCTATTGTCAAGTGATAATTTAAAATTAATTTAACCAATACAGGAGAAAAACAAAATGGCTAAAATACGAATGAACACAGAGTTAAGAAACAAACTCTTTAATAAGATCAAACACACGTTTGAGAATGAGGACACTCAGGAAAGAGAGGCATTTCTTCAAGCAAGAGAAGATGTTGACAGAGGTTATAGTATTGCTTCAACACTTGCTAAAGAAGTTGTTGAGAGAGCATATCCACCAGAAGATGTTGCAATACTTAGAACTTTCAAAAAGAAATATGGAAGTCCTTGTGATGTTGTAGCAAAAGATAAATGCTTTTATTTTGCACACAATGAGGGTGTTGATGATGAGGGCGAACCGACAGAAACTAAATCACACTTTGATTTTGGATTGTTTGGTAATCTAAATGGTAGTGAGTATAGTGATGAAGATGGTAAAAAGTTTGCAGTTGCATATTTTAGAGAAGAACTAAAAGCAAAAGATTGCAACCCAGATATCTATGCTCAACAAAATGAGAATAAAGATAATCCACACAAAACTAAATATGTTGATGAGTGTTTAAAAGCATTGGGTGGTAGTGGTAATAGGTTTAGTAGTAGTGATAATAATGGTATGGCAAAAGAATTTGACAATCCATACTATCTTGATGTCATTGGAACATCTTACTGTCGTTCACGTGCTATTGCTTGTACTAAAGATGAGTATGAGAGATTTGAAACTTGGCGAATTGCAAAAGCTAATTTAGTTTCTAAACACCAAACATGGATTGATACAGTTACTAAACAATGCGATCAGTTAAAGATTGGATTGAAAGCATACAGATATCTTTCAGAGGGTATTGAACTTGCAACCGAACTTGGTATTGAACTTGATGAGGCAGAGTTAATTAGAACTAACTCAACTGGTTTGACTATCTACAATCCAAGCAATCTTGCAAGTATGATTAAAGGCATGAAGAATAAGAACCAAACAAGAGAGGCGAAGATATTGGCTAGAAAACAATATGAAGAAAGTCTAAATTAATAGTTGACATGGGGGAGAATATAGGATATTCTCCCCTTAACAAATACAGGAGAAATAACATGGAAAACAACACACAATTTAAAATCACTTATTATTCTAATAAGGATAAAAAGCACATAACAAGACAAGCAAAGTGGACAGAGAAATGTAGATTTTGGACTAGTAGTCAAGGTGCAAAATTAATGACATATTTTGACATGGACGCAGACAATTATAGAACTGCCAAAGGCAGTTGGAAAGTGAGGTACTAATGGACGACAGAAATTGGAACAACAACAAAGTAAATTATGGAGAAGTGATTGCAAGACTAATGATGGTACTAGTAGGGTTTATAGTTGTCATGTTAGGTTTCATAACTTTTATACACTCAGGCGAACACAGAATGTTAGGACTATTAATTATGTTCGGTGGTGTTGCGGCAATGTTTGGGGGGTTACCAGATAATGCCTAACAAACATTTTTGCCAAGGCCCAGACTGCCATACTAGAACTACACAGGACAGGTTTCTAAAATCTAGAGGTGTGGTTCGTGGACGATATGCATACGCTACTATTGATAGTGCTAGTCATTATTCTAATTGGAACTCGGATAAATACTTTTGCTCACAATCTTGTAAGCTTAGTTGGTTGTCAGTTAATATGGAGAACATCGAACAAGGTCGACCGATCGAGTTTATCAGACACAGACGAGAGAGCGGTGGTTATGAGAAACAAGCTACTGAACATCAGTACCATTGGAGAGAGGGAACTTTTACAAGAACTGAAATTAAAAGGGTTGACAATAGGACAGAAATAGAGTAGGATTATCCTATTAACATACAGGAGAAAACATATGACAGATAAAATAAAAGCAACGAACCCTTACTCTGGAGAATCAGAGATGTTAACACCAGAAGAACACAAGTTATACATCGAGATCAAAGAGGCAGAGTTTAATGAAGACTATAAGACAGTTCAAAAAGGTCTTAGCAAGTTTAGTAGAATGAATGCTAGTGCATTCATGACATTACTAGACTAACCGAGTTACAAACATGTGTGACCCTGTAGGGTCACACTCACACAACTATAAGTTGTGCGCCCGCACACAATATATAATCAATAGAGGTACCAAGACCACGGCCAATTAATCTTGGATCATATAAAGCGATACACCTTTTATATAAAAGGGGTCCCACTACTTCAGGTTGTATTGCTTGATTTACACAGATAAGGGTGTTAAAAAACTTCTTCACTTGTAAAAAGGT